AGCGATATTCTCTCGCTTCATAAACATCTTTTGATCATATGCGTTTACAGTGGTTGCCAACGCTTCATAAGAATTCTGAATATACTTTTCAAATTCCACATCACACACCTTCTCAAGGAACCTGAGAACGCTTTGATCGCTTTTCTCTCTGCCCTTGAATACAGTTTCAACCAGAGAACCCAGATTAAGATAAATGGAATCGGTATCAGAAGCAATAACATAATCAACCTCCTTTGTTTTTAAAATTTTGTTTATGTAAGAGTTCATTTTGTTTTCTATCCAACGGATAGATAACTGTCCAGACAATGTAATTGCTTCAGCATTAGCGATGTTGAAGTATCGGAAGTATTGATTTCCGATAGCACCATAAGCACTATTAAGTTGAATCTTACGTGCCATCTGGATATTATTAAAAGCAGATATGTCTGCTTGTAATTCTTTATCACCTGTCTTTTCATATTCAGACTTGGCAATAAGCATTTTCTTTTTATAGATCGTACGTTCATCGTAGATCTTTTGCATCATCTCAGGTAAGAAACCTTGAATGTCTTTTCTATATTGTGCACCATTAGCAGCAACACAATAGTCACTATCAATATCAATCTCACCATTTAAGATTTTGTCCACAGAGATACTTGGGTATCTAGTGGGAACCAAAGTCTCTGGTGAAATGTTATATTCCATAATGAGATGAGGGTACAGAGAGTTAAGGTCGAAACTAACCACCCAATCATATAACCCAGGTATAGGTTCCTTAACGTACGCACCTGCGTATTTGTCATCTTTCTTACTTTCTTGACGAGGTGGAACACAGATCTTTCTCTCCTTTAGATAGTTGTATATAAGTGTATCCCACATACGAACCTGAGAATACACATCTTCAAAGTTTACCTTGGCATCATATGCCATAGTAATTGCTAGTTCGAGAAGTTTCATTTTCTTCTCTAGTCTGTCAACTAGATCAACGTCTTTAATGTTGTACTCTACAAACTTCTGCCAATGTTCTGTATAGAAATCTTTAAAGTTTTCAAACTCACTATGATCTAGTTTACCTTCACCAAGTTCTACTGTAGCAATATGCTCTAGACGATATGATTCTTGATTAGTATATGTAAACTTTCTATAGAGATCAAGATAATCTAAGATGCTGACACCTAGTATATCGTAAGCAAGATTTCTACGTCCTTGAATGTAGACCTCTCGCATATTTACTTTATTCCAAGGTGATAATGACTTCTGCCATTTCTCTCCTAGTACACGTTCTAGACGACGACAAATGTAAGGTATATCATACAAGTTACAGTTCCAACCAGTAATAATATCAGGTGTATTAGAACACCACCACTTATGAAAGTCGGTAAGCATTTCCTGTTCTGTCCAGAACACTCGATACTCTGTGTCTACCTTTGCTTCACGAGTTCCCCAAGTAATAAACTTACCAGTAGCAAGATCTTTGATTGTTATACAAAGCATTTCCTCCTGTGATGCTTCTACATCAGGGAATCCATTTTCACAAGCAACCTCAATATCAATAGTAATGATTTTCATATCACTCATATTGAATCTTAGTTGACCTGGATATTTTTCAGAGATCCATTGATATACAAAACGTTCGTAACCGTGAACCTCAAAGTTATTAACGTCTTTATATTTTTCAATAAACTCTCTAGCACGACGAGCACCATCCTGCACTACAGGTGTCATTTTCTCACCTGTTAGTGACTTCCATTTACCTTTAGGTGAAGGAACAAATAATGTAGGTTTGATAATCTCTTTAAACGATACTGGATCACCATTTTCATATCCTCTACAAAGGATAGAGTCACCTAGTAAAGTTACGTTAGAGTATAATCTGCTCACAATGCTTTCTTGTAATTAGTTATTGCGTCTTTGGATGGATCTACTATAGTCAAAATTACATCAGATGTCAAGAAGACATCTCTTTGATCTGTATGTTCTGGAAAAGCAGATACTTTATCACCATCAATTTTCATACAACCTGTAATTAAGTATGATGGTTCTTCATCTAATTCAGTAACCTCTCCCATAAGGTAACTAAGACTGTCCCTTAGTATCACCAGTTTGATTGGTGCCATTGTCTGCCTCCGTTAGTTTTTCCCATTTAGATAATAACTCTGGGTGTGGATTGTAAATTGTTTGAACCTGACTTAACTGTACTAGACAACGTTTGTCTGCTGACATAGGTATCCAAGGAAATAGTTGTAGATCTAAGTCATTGATTTTTTGTGGTTCATCAGAAGTTCCTGATTCAAAAAGCATTTCCGCTGTTGCTTCTACTATAACCTGATAAGGGTTAGTAAGAAAGTATCCAATAGGAGAATATACTTCTTTGTTAGGATACGCTTCTTGAACATCAGCGATTATATCTTCCCCGTTGGCGACTCTTACGATCTTGACGGTCATACTCTTTCTCCATAAGTTGTTGGTAAACACCTTTGACAAGTTCGCCAAAGGCACGACGTGATGAAATATTTCTTTCGTCCGCTAAGAGACGAACGTAGTAAAGAAAATCCTCGACATCAGATGTAGGGATGTCCATATTGACATTCTCCTTCTCTTTAATATGCCGAGGTGTGCAATTCACATAGTAGTTCATAAATTTAGTTGAATAAAAAAGAGACCCGATGGGTGGGTCTCTTCAGTTGTGTATTATGTATAAAGGTTTAGAAAGTGTACTTTGTACCTAACTTAACACCGTATGCGTTATCAGCAGCATCTGCTGTCTGTAGTGAAAACTCTCCATACACTCCAACTGCTTCGGTTACGTCAACAGAACCACCAAGGTATCCAATGAAGTCTGTTGAAGACTCACCACCGTCAGGTGCAGTTGTGATAGGACCACCAGAAACATACCAGTTGTCTCCTTCATATCCGACTTGTAATTCTGTTGTTGTGCCTGTGTAGTTACTACCTGTTAGAGATGAGTTTACTTCTACGTTGACATAAGGACCTGCTAGTACAGGTGCTGAGAGTGCAGAGACAGATGCTACTGCTAATAGTGATTTAATCATTTTTGTTTTTAATTTCTCGCAAGGAAAACCCCCGCGGATGTTAGACTACCTCGACATAGGTGTCTTTTGAATCTACGCAGGGGCACGATCTTTCGATCCCTTTGTATAATTATATAGTATATCTTAATACACTAACATTGTCAAGTGTCCTTAATTTAGGATATATCAAAGACTTTTCTCTTCTGATGTTCTGGTACAATCTTGTTCAAACTTATTGATAGAAGACCGTTCTTGTATTGAACTTCTCCAATCTCTACATCATCAGCAAGGTTAAAAGTCTGAGTAAATTCTCTAGATGCGAGTCCACGATGCACGTGTGTGCGTGGTTCTTCATCTTCTTTACTTTTTTTAGATGCAATAGTTAGAACGTTTTGTTCTGTAGATACTTCTATGTCATCTTTATCCCATCCTGCAAGTGCCATCTCAATCTCCCAGTTTTCTTCTGAGTTTTTGATGATGTTATATGGTGGATAGGATCTGTTAGATCCGTTTGTGACATCCAATCTCTTAAGAGTTGGTCCTAATCCGATGCTTGTTTTCTCTATAGCATCCATTAGAAAGTCAAGGTCATTTGCTGTGTACCTAGATAGCGTACCCATAATAGTTCTCCTTTTTAAGCGAGTGTGAATAGTGTCCCTGTAAGGCGACAATACTATTTAACACTATATGTATTGCTATGACTAGGAGGATAACCATAAGTAAATATACGGGTGTCACGAAACCATTCATTTGTCTAAATAGAGCCAGTATAGTCTCTAAATTTAAAGACAATGAAGAAACTCGCTTTCGTTATTGTTATGGGAATATTGGGTGCACCTCTATCAGCGAGGGCAGATTTAACGCATAAAATTCAATCTAGTATCCAGTTAAATGTGAATGCAGCAGCGACTCAGGTAAGTCGTACTCCAAACGTTTACAGTGTATCAGGTAATAACGTTACAACAACTGGTACAGATTCTAATGGTGCATCATACAACACCATAGGTGCTATGACAATCACCGCATCTACAGGTGTCGGAGCAATACCTTCTCTAGGTGCAGTTCAGGCAACAGCAGGGGAAAGTTTCAGCTTTACACAATCTTGGAATCAAGGTGATGCCATATCAACAACGTTGACCACAGGTGCAGTATCAGCGTTCGGTAATCAGACATCCACAGCAGCAGGTACAAAAGATAGTTTAGCAGGAACTGTTGATTCATCTGGTACGATTTCACTAACAGCAGGTGGAGCAGGTACAGGTGCTGTAGGACAATTCACAACTGAATTAACCATCCAATAAGTAACTATATAATATGAAACGTGTATGGTACATATGTGGCATTGCAACGTTGACTATGGGCGTAAACCCAGTCATAGCAGTGCCTGTGGTGCCAAATTTTTCTCAGGGTAGTATGACTTCCCACACGGAAACGACTTCCACCGTGACGGAGACCATAAATTCTATGGATTATGCGACAGGGTGGCAATATTCGGTCAGTGGTACAAACATATCACAAGATGGAACAACCATATCACCCGCTATAGGGAATGGTTCATCTAATACTATTAATGGAGTGACTTCGCAATGGCAAGACTTAGACCACGCAAACAAACCAAACTACACGATAACAACTCCAGGAGCAGCGTTCCAGTTCACGGAGACGTATCGTGCCCCAGGTCTAATAAATCATACAGTAATACAAAGAGAAACAACCGTAACTTCGGTCACAGATACGCAAAGTATATTTCAACAATAATAGCAACAGTTCTCACTGCTAACGCTCTACCTATGCGTGCAGAGACAGTTGGTGGTGTGTCAGCAACAGCATCGCCAATAGCAAACAGTTCTGGAAGTGTCACAAATCAAGCTATACAGGTTTTGCAGGGTCCGTATATAACTAACACTTATGGAAATGGCATACAATGTCAAGGTCCAACGTTAAACTTCACACCGTATGTTACAGGGAGTACATCTCTACAACGTCCCTACGAAGATATATGGTTTGATCAAGTGTATGATATGCGTGACTTGACTGGTACTACAGATGCAAATGGAAATCCCACAGGAGATGGTGCACCAGATAATCCAGGGGTGGTGTTATATGAAGTTCCAGTAAGAACAGGTCAGAAAGATAATCATTCTATATCAATAGGTTTTAGTGCAACGTGGTCTAAACCATTAGACAAGACACTACAAGACCAGTGTAAGGAAGCAGTAGCAACTCAAATAGCATATTCACAACAACTCACTGCTAATAAAAGATTAGATTTTGAGATCGCGAGATTAAAAAATTGTGGTGAACTGATGAAGGCAGGAATAATGTTCCATAAAGACTCACCATACTATGCTGTATGTGCCGATGTGGTTCTAGTAAACCCACCTGGAGTTCTTCCAAACCACGCTCATACAATACCTAGTACAGATGCTTCATTATTAAAAGAAGTATCTATTGGTAATAATTAATTTTTCTTTTTCTTTTTAGGAAGTTTGAAGGGAGGTAGTCCTTTTTTCTCACGATATTTATTACACTGTATCTCATTACGACTTAACTTAGGTGGTTCTTTACCGAACTTCTTCTGTATGGTAGTAGTGAGTTTTTTTATTGCAGGTTTTATAACTCTCAATAATAATGGTGTCGCAGCAGCAGATGCTGTAGCAACCACTGCTATCGCTGCTGTCACAGTTACTTGATTTGTAGATGGTAAAAATTTTTCGACTACTGTAGTGTCCTCATATAACACTACACATTGACCTTCTCGTACCTCGTGACCTATAACTCTCTCTTCTCCATTCTGAGTTAGATCACCAACTCTAGGTTGATTAGGTGCAGGGCATTCTATTT